GGCTAACATCTCAGCTTCTTGGCTGACCCAATAGTTATACATGCGCTGTGCATCTTTAGCATTACGCACCAAACCGGACACGTATAGACGCCCATCTACTTCAAATTCGTTACCTACAATGCGAACTATCGGGATGTATTTACCCGCCCATTCGCGCTCTTCAAGTATCTCGTAACCGTTGATTTTGCAGTATCTAATTTTAACACGATCAGACTTACGGCTCTTTTTAGGCTCGCCGTACATCAATCTAAGCTGCTTATCTTCCGGTGTGCCGTTAAATGCAGACACATTACCTGGATACAGGTTCAATGTTGCACGATCGTAGTCCAAATAGTAGTAATCCGCGATACGAATGGTATCTTCGGTTAGCCATTGTGATAGGTTTTGATCGCCTACACCAAGCGTCTGTAGTGTCGTAATGGGCGCTGAGTCAGGATACATGCGCTCATAATCGTCTTTACTAATGTCTTCTGTTACAAAGCACCACTTGGCGTCAGCGCCAGTTGGGTCTTGAATAGTTGGATCCATGTAGACTGAAAAGCTGTTACGCACACGGCCAATCTTAATGTCTTGGTCAAACGTGTTGTCGTCACAATATTCGGTCAGGATTCGGATGTATCCTTCGCCGTAGGAGACTTGGTTTTCACAGGCGGTGTCATAAGCAACATCGGCATCTGAGATGTATTCGATGTGCCTAACCATCCCGTTGAAGATTTCTGCCACTTCGATGTCGGCGTGGTCGTCGGCAGGAATAACTTTGCCACTTGGCCGGTTCTGTCGTTGGTCATTGGTCACCTGCCGCACGTGTTGAGGTAACTTGTTGATCGTGAGGCATGGCCTCGCGTTGATCGTTTGACCTTGAACCGCCCCGCGTGTCGCTAACACATCCGCAGGCCATTGCCAGTGATTATCAGGTGATCCGGCGTAGAATCGAAGATCATCAATCTCATCTTCACGACTCTCAGACAGAGCGTCAATAGCCATATTCAAGCGAGTGCGGGCAGTCGCCAGAATGTCTGAACTACTCTTATCTTTAGCCGAACCGCCGTTAGCAACCGCGCCTGCGGCAGCGATGCCGGTGTAATCTGCCATTATTTAATCTTGCTTAAAACTTTGTTCACGGTTGCTTTGACATTGTTCCCCGAAGGAATAGACCCATGACAGCCCATACCAGGCATCTTTGAGTAAGTCTCAGTATTGCGTGATGGCATACCACCGCCGGTCATCTTTGGTTCACGGGCGTTTAGTTTGGCTATAGGTGCTAGTTTATCGCTCATTTCTTTCCTTTCGGTTTGGCAGCTTCACGTTTTACTGAATACGCAATGGCAACTGCTTGTTTGATGGGTTTACCGGCTTTAACTTCCGCTTTGATGTTCTTGCGAAAGGCTTCAGATGATTTAGATTTAACGAGTGGCATAGTTATTTCTTCTTCGCAGTTTTAGCTGATTCTTTAAACGCCTTAGCTGTGGGCGCTCCGGCAGTGCCAGGCTTTCGCATCTTTTCTTTACTACCCGCTGCAATTCGTGCTTGTTTAGCGTGAATATTAGCATAGAGTCCAGGTTTAGAGGCCATAATTTAGCACTTCCATCGTTTGAGTGACGCCTTAGCGCGTTCGGCGGGGCCTTTAGCGTTCTTAACAACGCCAGTCATTCTAGCGCAAAAACTAGCTTTTCTACCTTTGTCAGCGTCAGTCTTAGGACTTGGCGCCGGTGCTTTTAAATTTGATCCTGTCTCACGGTTGTATTTCTCACGGCCTTTGGCGGTCAATCCCGCGCCTTTGCTGACCGGCAGTTTCTCACCACGGCCAACACTTAGTGATACGCCTTTTTTAGCGGCCATTATGCACCCATCCAACCAGTAGCAACAGTGCTTCCGTAACTAGAAACACGGCGTTTAGGTTCCACATACTCACGATGCGCGACAGGAAAGGCAAATGTGACACATATAGCGTCAGCGGCGTCTGGTGATGCTAAACCCCGTGCTTTCATGTCTTTTTTGCTTTCCAAGAAAATTGTTCCACGTGAATCAGGCTTCATCATAGGTGAAATCAGATCAGTTTTCAAGAACCGATCAGACGGAATACTAGCAGACTTCAGCCATTCGCGCATTTCACCCCACATTTGCGCCCGCATATTACCATACATAATGGGATTTTTTGACTTATTGCCAAAATTTACCCCTTTTATCTTATACCGCTGTTCTTTGAGCCTGTCAACAATGCCCGCACCCAAGCCACCTTCGTCAATTACCACCAGTGTGGGCTTAAATTCTTCAATTGCCTCGATCACATGACCCACTACCGTCATGGTGTCGTCCCCTCTGTGGCGCATAATCTTCACAATATCACGCCCCTGCCGCACCGCAATGACGGTAGCGTCCGCACCGAACCGTGCAGGGTCAACACCAATCACAATGGGGGCTGACTGATCCTTATACTTAGGCCGTTTCATGGCTTCATCGACTATATCAGCAGCAATAAACTGGTCATCCCCCGCGTTCGGGAACATACCGTAGACCTCAACGTGCGCTTGCGCCGAATCTGGCCCATATTCGTCAATAATCTGCTGATAAATCTGTTTGTCCGTGCCTTCTACTTCTCTTGCGTCCACTACCTTAGTGTTCCAGAACTCCCGCTTAGAGTTAAAGCACTCGTAGAAGTAGCCAGTGTTGCGCCGTGGGTTACTAAACGCCAACCAAAAACGATTCTGTGTATTCTCCGTAAAGAACCCCGATGTCACCGCCCAGATGGAGTCATCTATACCACTGGCCTCGTCAAATATGACCAACACCCCGTCGAAGTTGTGAACCCCCGCGTAGGCGTCAGGATTCTCAGCCGACCACAGCCGCCCCTCAACGCCCCAGTAGCGTGTGCCTTTCTTCAGATCACGCTCGACTAACTCTGTTAGCCACTTGGCGGGTGTCACCCGTGTCGCCGACACCTCAAACCAATGACTATTAATAGACATCGCCAACCACTTAGTAATCTCCGCCCAGGTGATTGACCGTAACTGATTCTCACTGTTCGCTGAAATGATGGTTGTTGACCCAATGCGGGTGGCCGTCATCCAGATCGTAATCCAGCTTACTAACGCCGACTTACCGATTCCACGACCTGAACTAATAGCCTCGCGTAGCGTCTTATAATCCACAAGCCCTTGATTTGACTTGATGTGTTCCGCAATGTCCGTCAACACTTCTCGCTGCCACTTGCGTGGCCCGTGGAAGTTTTCGAGCGGTGTGCCTTTAACGCCCCACGGAAAAGCGAACATTACAAACGCCAGTGGATTGTCTTTCAACGCGGGTGACCACAACCGCGCCATTAACTCTTGTTCGTCTTCGGCGCTATATATAGTGGATTGCACGTTAGGCTACTCGGCGTTGTCTACGCGGTGGGGTGTGTTCTAACTGCATCGGCTGATCGGCTGCTAACTGCTGACCTGTTGTGTTCTCTATAATGTCAACGACACGCATTTGCGCTTGTTCTAGCGCCTGGGTGATTGAGATGCGCTGTTCGACATCTACATTAATCTGTTGCTTGGCTACCCATCCGTGCTGATGCTTCAATATCTCTAGCGCTGCTTTGGCGTCGCCCTGTCTGGCTGCGGTGTGCAACACTTGCGACATTTCCAGTTCGCCGTCAGCGCGTCCTTTTAATTCCGCCATCTCTGCGATTGGGTCAAGCTGCGTCAACTGCCGAAACTCGGTGGGCAACATTCCGGCGGCTAACGCCAAAGCATCCCCATGCAAGCCCAGTTTGGCCGCATCGTAAATCGCGTGAAGACGCGCCTCAGTAGCCTCGATCTTACGCGGTGTAAATGGAATCGAATAGAACATGGCTGCTTTATACCACACATGCGTTAAAAATAAAATAAAAAATAAAACCGGTTTGCTGAAAATAATATAAAAAATAAATTGTTTACAATCCCTTCGATTTCGTGGCCCTTCGGCAAAATGACCTACCCCCCCCCTCCAGAATATGGACTCAAATTCTAGGTAGGTATTGCCACGCATTTTCAGGTCGATATCTTGCGCCATGCGGTAGCAAGCCATGCAAGCAGTCAGGCGGGCAGGTTATATGGTGGTAAAAACATGGTCATTTACATAGTCATTTTATGGTCATTGGTTTTTAGTGTATTTGCTATTAAAATCAACATGTTAGCTAACATGGGTGGGCATGGTCATCATTTTTCAGGACGTGGGCTGTGTACATACGCATAACAACGCTACTGCTATACATATATATATAATAATTTATTAACTTATTAGTCTATTATTAAATGACAATACCTACCCAACAACAAGCCCGCACGAGTGAAAAACACATAGTCATTTGCACACATACACTTTGACCATGTTTGACAATTATTTGCATTATTGCAAGAAAATACCTTGCATAATTATTTTTAGTGTGTATAATAGAACTCAGCAGCAAACGAAACTAAACTAAACGGGAGATTAAAATGTTCGCACACTTCTACGGATCAAAAGCAAAAGGCTGGTTCCTAATTATCAACAACAGCGCATCAATCCGCGGCGACTTGTCAAAACAAATCAGCGTAAGCGGCAAGCGCGAGGCGCGTAAAATCGCAAACGAACTAGGCGCGACTTGCTGGAACTTCTAACAAACCAGGGGCGAAAGCCCCTATTAATAAACTAAACGAAAGGCAATAACATGGAATCAACACTTGATAAAATAATCGGCGGCGCTGCTTTCATTGGGTGCATCATATTAATCATTGCAATCTCATTTATATTGTAAGATAATCATTTACGCTATAACCTAAACTAAACTAATCGAAAGGCTACACAATGAAACTTGATATTCTCAAAACACACATGCAAGCAACTGTAATTCACGCCGCAACTAAGGACATTCGTTATTATTTATGCGGAGTCTTATTACATACCGGAGCGCATGGCGCTCGAATTGTAGCAACTGACGGGCATAGCATGGCTTGCGCTATTGTAGGCGTGAAACCCATGCCAGAATTACAAGTTATTATGCCCGCCGCGCTATTTACTAAAATCAAAGCCAATAAAAAAACCGCGCCAGAATTGACCGTTGAGATTAGCGACAATGGTAGTGGCGGCCATAACGTAGAGGTAACCATTGACGGTACGCGCTCAATTATGCCCGCTATTGACGGGCGTTTCCCTGATTACATGCGCGTAATACCGCGCAAGCTATCGGGCGAATTGGCTCAATTCTCGCCATTATTAATTAAACGCGGCGCGGAGTCTGCCCAAATTCTAGGTGCTCGCCCTGAGTTTAGCGGCGAGATTCTACACAATGGCGCGAGCGCCGCTATCATGTGCGGCGGTTTTGAAGATTTTGTAGCAGTCATTATGCCCATTCGCTCAAGCGCCAAAGCCACTGAATGGACACCGCCCGCCGCGCTATTGTATACGGGCGAACCGCAAACCGAAACCGCCGCCGCCTAGTATTATCTTATAACGCCTAAGCAATTGGGCGTTATAGGGCTGATACTGGCCACAATCCAATAATCTAATCTAATCTATCGGAGTCTAAAATGAATAAACAATCAATTATTGACGCACTCTACACCTTCGCACATAAACGCCCGCAGCTAGAGTTTAACAACTACGGTGACCGTCAAAGCTACATGCGCGAAAGCCGCGCCATAACCAAAGATTTACACCACGCCCGCAACTTGTTACGCGCACTTGAACTATCGCAATCAATAACGGGCGAGGATATCATTCGCGCAAGTGAGCACGCTTTTAGCGGGCGATTATCCATAAACGTCACCAATGACGGTCTAGTGAGTATTGATTATTGCACCGGCCAGTATTTTCCTACGGAATACCGCAAGGCCGTTGCCGCTATCTGCGCGTCTACACTGTGGACGTTTTACCGCAATGAATGCGGATACGCTACCGCTGACCGTATCCGGCAAGCCGCGCAACGCGGGCTTGGTCGCACAATCGTGCGTCATTACTTCAACTAGGGAGCGTGGTATGCACAAAATCTATATTGCCAAAGGGTATAACTCTTATACGCATCACGAAGTAACGAAAGCATTTACAACCGAAAAAGAGGCAGAATCTTTTACCGAGGGTTTAACTAATCCGTATGTGCATGTTGTCAAATATAAATCAACCATTGAATTAGTTAATTATTTTTTGAAAAGGGGTTAATTATGGAATATATTGTTAAAAAAACCGTTGAAATTATGTACACAATCGAGGCCGATTCAGAAAAGCAGGCCATTAATTTATCTAAAAAAATGCAATTTGACGAGGCCGATCAAATAACAGTATACGAAATTGAAGCAGAGTCTACCGAAGATTATGAGGAGAGCATGTTATGAAAAGACACATACAAGATTTTAGAATTGAAAACAATAATGGGCGTGTTGTTGGCCATGCTTGGACTATTGAGCAGGCAGAGCATATAGCACACAAGGGCCGAGGACGCTGGGTTTTCCAATGGTTTGAAGGCCAATATATCTGTCTGCGCCAATATAATAAGGGATACTAAATAATGACCACGCTATCATTGGAAGAACAAGAACGCCGCGCGTACATTGACGGCAATACACACTTGGCGCAAGCATTAGGCGCGTGTATTGACTTGGAAAACGAATTGAACGAGGCGCGGCACGCGTTGAGAGAGTCATTAGATTTCATTACCGACGACGACCTAATCAAGCGTATTGAAACTATATTAGAAAGGGATTGACTATGATCTACACGCCATTACTTACTGCAATCGAGCGCACCCGATACCGCTACTCGACGCGCTACGGTGTCAATGACGAGTGTAGCGCACCCGTGCGATACTGCACACCACGCCTTCACCCTTTAATTTACGCATACACGCGGAGGGCGCATGGTGTATCTAATTGCACTGCTATTGGTATGGTTATATGACGTATTGACCGATGAATAAAAAA